CCAATCATATGAATGAGTCCAAAGCCATAAAATCCTAGTCCTGGCAGAAATTTAAAATGGACAAAGTATTGGATCTTATTTTTCTTTAGATCATTGGGCGCGTAGTTCCTTCTGATAGAAAGAACTTTCCTACTACCTTCTTCAACTGTTACGATGTAAGGTAATTTTATTCCTGTTGGTTCACCATTTGATCCAACATCTTCAAAACCTTCTAAGTCTAGATTAACATGACACTCTAACAAAGTGTATACAGGTTCATTCTTACCTGTTTTTTTTGTGCCTTCTAATTCACGTTCTTTTTTTTCAAGTTCTCCATTTACATCTGTTCCTGGAGGTCCTAACTCTACATCAGTATAGAATCCATTAACTTGTTGTTTTCTTAATTCATTTTCTGAAATTTTTACAACATGAATAATCGCTTCCGCATCATCTAATGAGGTAGCTGTGTACGGAACGATTAATTCATCTGCTGGTACAAACTTAGATACTACTCTAGCCATAGGCACATCATAGTAAACTTTTTTAAATGTTGATCCAGCTAATGGTAAATGAAATAACATAGAATCAAACTCTGATTCATATTCTTTCATTTGATCCATAATTAAATAATTCATGTATTCTTTTACGCGTTCAGATTGTTGTTCTGTTCCAATATTTTTAAGACCAATGATTTGTGTTCTCACTGGTCCATCTGCAGGTAATAATTCTTTGTATGCTTGAGCTTGAAACTGTGTTACTGCTTCTGCAAGAACTGGGTGTGTTGCACCACTAGCTCCTTGAAAAGGTTCTGTTCTATTTTCATATTTAAATCCTAAAAGATCTAACCCACTTGTGTAAGAGCTTTCCCAATCTTTTCTAGAAGATTTGTAATCCATATAATTTTGAACCATTTCATTTCCAATTGGTTCTAAATTTTCTTCCGGTAAAATATCTGCTAAATTATCAAAATGTGATTCTGTTCCAGGTGTGTTTATAGCTCCTGGATTAAAGTCTAAAGTTGCACCACCATCTTCCTCTGGTATGACCTCTACAGGGCCTTTTTGTTCTTCTGGTTCCTGAACATTAACTTCTTCTGCCATCTCTTCATCTGAAGGGATGTCAATTTTAGTTCTAGTATTCGGGAGTCCTTTATCTATATCTGCCATTTAATACTCCTATATTTTCATACCACGTTTCATTAATGATAGCAACCCTTGTGAGTTTGGTCCTTTTTCTGGTGGTGGACCTGACTTAATTCCTGCTAAACCACCGCTTGCTAAATTCTCTTTTAAAAATTTTGGTGCATATTGATTAAATTTCATTTTACCTCCATAGATTCTTTTATATCTTTTAAAAGATCTATGTAGATCTGATTCTATATCTTTTAGATATTGTCTATGACTTGGTTTATCATAACCACCCGTGCCGCTCGCAAAACCTGCACGGCCACCTTTTGCTGCCATAAAAGGATCGCTTAGATCAAATTGAGTAGTTCTATTTTGTTTTCTAATATTATACTGTCTATCTAATTCTTTTTCTGCATCTTGACTTTTCTTTATGTTTTCTAAAAAAGCTTTCTGTGGATCGCCTGTATCTAAAAAAGATTGTAAAGCAGTTTCAAATTGTTCTTCTGTCTTTTCAAACTTTGGCTTGCTTCTTAATTTTTGACCTCTAGTTCCTTTTTGTAATCTTTCTAAATTTGTTAATCTATCTCCGATGTTTTGTAAATTTTCTGCCTGACCATACTCTGGAAATATTTTTCTTAATTCAGCATCGGTAAGTTTTTGATCTAACAATCCTAGAGATAAAGCATTTTTAAATATATCTTCTCCAGGTCTTCCTCTTGCAAAATCATATGCAGCAAACGGAGCTGCAAACAATCCTTCAAAAGCCAGGGCCCCTGGACCTAGAACATTTTTTAATATTCTTCCACCTTGAACAGTTTTAGTGATAGCTTTAACGTTTGCCTTATCACCAGGCGTTAATTTTTTTATGTCTGTTGTTTGTAGTTTGTCCAAACCTCTTGCAGCACACGCATTTAAATTTTGTCCTTCAAAAAATCCAATACGACCACCCATAGCTTTACCAGGACAGCCAATGGCTGCAAGTTTTTGAAGATTATTTTTTCCAAAATCTAATAATGCTTTTCCTTTTTCAGAACCAATTGCTGTTCCTTTTAATTGTGTTCCTGCTTCTGTTGGTGCAATCGCAATACTGGGGTCAGGTAATTTTTCTTTAATCATTAATCCACTAGAATCTAAACCTGTTGCTCTGACATTTAATCTGGCTTTTGTTTTTGCAAATTCAGGAAATTGTTTTCTTAATGCCCTATCTTTTTTTTGAAGTTCTGCAATCTTAGCACGTTTCTCTTCTATAGATAATTTTTTATTATTTTGAGTTTCATAAACTTGTTGAGATATCTCAACTATTTTTTTCTCAAAAGGAAAATATTGTTTTAAATTTATTTCTGCTGGTAGGTACCCTAAATTTTTTAAACTATCTAATTCAGATAAAGATAAGTGAGATAACTGATAGCCACCTTTACCAGATAATTTTTTTAAAATAGTAGGATTAGATTTTGCTAATTCTCTAGCTCTTCGATCGTAATAAGCTTGCGTTACAGGAACTATTCTTTTTTTACCAGCTCCTTTAATTTTTAATTTATCTTTATATTTTTCGTATTCTTTTCTAGTAATAATTTCCTTACCAGAAAACTCACTTCTACCTGTTAAGTCTTTTGGATTTTGATCAAATAATTTACCATCTATCTCTATCTGTGGTGCGTTATCGATTGCTTTTTGAACATCCTCTAAACTACGCATAGGTGCGTATTGATTTTTACCAGGTGTTTGACTGTAAAAAGTTCCAAATCTATTTGATGTTTTATATATGTGTCCAGTTTTTTCGTTGTATATAGGACTAGTAGCTGACGACCTGTTTATACCTTTTATCTTTTTTTTAAAACCATCAATTATATTTGTAACTGTTCTTCCTTTATATTCTTTTTTTCCAGCTATTTTTTCAAAAGAAGTTCCATAATCTTTTTTAAATGCATCTTCGATTATTTTTTTTCCATAAGTTTTTTTAAGGTCATCGTATGCTTTTAATCTTCTTTCTAAATTCATTTTATTAAAACCATCTTTTTTGTATCCCTGCCTCGTGCCACCAAAACCTGGTTGCACTAACATACCACCACCGGCCATTGGGTTACGTTTCATGAATGAATTGATTGCATCTATTTCTATAACATCTTGTCTAGGATCTGGATTAACCAGGTCAGATGCAAAAGTTATATTACCACCTAAAAATTCTCTTTTTTTATTTCTACCTGTTCGTAGATATTCGTTTAATTGTTTTATTTCTTTAGGACCGAACTTCATTATTCTCCTAACATATAACCGATACCACCGCCTGCTTTTTTAACTCTTTTTTCAATAACTTCTATGATGTCGTCATCAATTCCGCCAGTTTCATCCATTCTTCCAGGTTTGTAATAAATCTCTTTGCCATCTTTTTTAATTATGTAACTGCCCTCTGCAATATCTTCTTCAACTTCTACTTTTCCTAATTTCTTTTTAGTCACCATTTCTTTTACTCTTCTGCCTGTTACAGAAAGTAATTTACCTGCTGACATAACTGTTTCTACAAGTTTAGCTAATGCTGGTCCTGATATCTCTGCAGCTTTTGCAACAACGGGCGCTGCCATCTTAACACCCTTACCAATTCCAAATGGTAACAAGGATGCAAGTCCTGCAGCTGCTTTCATAAAAGTTCTTCTTCTAGGATCTTTTGGTCCGTCTTTGTAACCGATACGTCCGCCGTCTGCAAATAATCCAGATTGCGAAAGTAGATTTAAGCCCTCCGCTAATCCCATCTCACCATATATAATTCCTTCTAATTGATTTGAAAATTTATTTTTACTACTAAAAGGTTTTAAAGATTTAAAAAAGTTAGCTGTTTTACCTTCTTTGAAAGCTGCACGTCCACCATCTGCTAATGTGATTGATGGTGCGCCGCTGTCTTTTTTACCCATCAAATCCATCATCTCTTCTATTTGAATTATTTCTTCTTCAGACAAATCTTTTAAAGGTTTGCCAAACTCATCCATTGCAATATTTTCCATTACCATATTTCTCTCATCCATAGGATCTGGAGCTGAAACAAATTTATTCATCAGTCTCCTCATCTCTTCTCTTTTACCCATCTCATCCATCATCTCTTCTATTTGAATTATCTCATCTTCGGACAAATCTTTTAAAGGTTTACCAAAATTATCCCTTGCAATATTTTCCATCATTTCATTTCTTGAATCTTCTAAACTTGGTGCTGAAGAAAATTTATTCATCAGTCTCATCATCTCTTCTCTAAATTCTTCTAGCTCATCTGGTGTCAAATCTTTGTAAGGTTTGTTAAACATTCTAAAAGAATGTTCATCTTCTTCACCATCTCTGTAAAAAGGATCATCTACTGATGCCATCTGCATGATACCTTCACCTTCTTTTAAACCAATACGACCACCCATTGCTTTTTTCTCTGGGTCAGGTTTTTTATTTTTTACTTCTTTAATATTTTTACCCATCTGACTTTGCATTCTATTAAAGATGTTATCAAAGATTCCTTTTTGACCAACTTGAACTCCACCCATAATACCTTTTGATGTATCAATAGGTCTGCCTCCCATGTCGACAACTTTATTCATGTCCTTGAATCTTTGCATCGCCTCTTGTTTGATTTTGATAAGATCAAGTCCTTTAGGTTCTGTCCTTTTAATTTTTTGATAACCTTTAACCAGTTGGTTAAATATCTGTGCAAGTGTCATTCCAAATTTTACTGCCATTAGTAATAATTCCTTTTTTGTTTCTCGACTTTATCGTCGATGTAGTCTTCAGGGTGTCCGATCAGACCGCCCTGTCTAAATCGCATGATAGCCTGTGTTGTTGAATCGACCAAGTCATCATGATCACCGTAAGGAAACGCAGCGCATTCTTCAATAACGTCATCTGCAAATTTCTGCTCAGGTGCGTATATCATACCAGATTCAAACAAAGGTGCAACCGCATTTACACGGGCATGCTTGTCGTTACCTTTTGAAGGTGTAAAGTTTACAACCGGTATATCCATTTGCCTAAGCTCGTATGTTAGAGGTAATCCTGATGCTTTAGCCTCAACTATAACAGATTCAGGTTGCCAATATGTATATTGTTCAAGGGCCATGCGCCTTAGCTCAGGGAACTCGTATCTACCTTTGATAGCATCTAATAATATTAAACAGGCTGGACTATCTTCTGATGGATAGAATATACCCCATGTAGTAATAGCCGAGTAGTCTGCTGTTTCCTTTTTTAAAAATGCTGTATCATAACTTTGTATAACGTGATGTAGTTGTGGAATATCATTACCGGTATACTTCATCCACCACTCTCGTTTTAATATTGCTCCTTCTTCTGCTGTAGGATTCTGCATCCACTGTGCATTCCATTTGCCCGTGGGCAGTGTTGCTTGGACCTTCTCTAACTCATCTAACTTCCAATACTCAGGCCAAACAGGTTGAGCGTTTTTTGATCCATGGTCCATGATTGCTGGAAACTCGACCACGTGCCACTGATCAGCTTTCGCTTCTTTTTGATTCTGTAT